ACACCGCTGCGATCGACGCCATGCGCGTGGCCATGGCCACGCAGACCGACGGCACCGCTACCGCGCTGAACATTCGTCTGGCCAAGCTCCTGGTGCCGATGGCACTGGAAGGCACCGCCAAGGTCGTGCGCGACAGCGAGTTCGAAGTCGGCGCCGGCACCCGCAACAACACCGTGCCGAACTCGGTCAAGGGCACCTTCGAAGTCATCAGCGACGCGCGCCTCGACGCCGCCTCGTCGAAGACCTGGTACGGCGCCGCCGACCAGAACATCCAGGACACCGTCGAGGTGCAGTACCTGGACGGCAACACCGCACCGACGCTGGAGCAGCAGGACGGCTGGACCCGCGACGGTGTCGAGTTCAAGGTCCGCATGGACGCCGGCGTCAAAGCCCTCGACTTCCGCACCCTGGCAAAGAACCCGGGCGCCGCCTCGTAACCACTTAACCGGGCGCTGCGCCGCAGCGCTCCTAAATCGAAGGAATGAGCATGGCAAGAAATTATGTACAGGAAGGCGACGTCCTCGACCACACGGCGGGCGGCATCGCAATCCCTTCCGGCGCGGTGGTGGTGATGGGCAAGCGCGTTGGTATCGCACTGGCCGACATCCCGGCCCTGACCACCGGCTCCGCATCGGTGACCGGTGTGTGGAATCTGCCCAAGGTGGAGGCCGAAGTGTTCGCCCAGGGCGATGAGCTTTACTGGGATGACGCCGCCGATCGCCTGACCAAGACCGCGGCCGACAACGTCATGGCGGGCTACGCTGCCGCGCCGGCCGGCGCCGGCGTCGCCACCGTCAACATCAAGATCAACGGCTGACCGTGTTCAACGAGCTCGAGGCCCGGGTGAACCGGCTGACGATGGAGCGCCTGGCGAACGCAACGGCGCTCATCCCGGGCGTCGACGACCCTGTACCCGTCATCTTCGACGCCGAGTACAAGGAAGGCACGGTCGGCATCGGCATCGGTGCCGAGGCGCCGCAGATGGTCATCGCAAACGCTCGCGTCCCGGCCGACTTCATTGACATGCGTATCACCGTCAACGGTGCTGCCTGGAAGGTCGCGGACTGCCAGGCAGGCGGTGATCAGCCGGACGGTCTGAGCGTGGTCCTGCTGGAGAAAGCCTGATGAATCCGAGCGCATTTTCCAAAATCACCGGCGCCCTGGTTCAACTGGTGGAGGCCGAGCCGCCGATCGCCGACGCCGTTTACCGGGCTCGCAGCCGGGCTGTCCCACAGAGCATTCGCCGGGCGATCAACGTGCAGTTTGACATCGGCCTGCCGCAGCCTGGCGCGATCAATGGCGCACCAGTCGACTGGACCTCGAAGTTCAGCATCGAGTGCTTTGCCCGTGCTGACGCCGAGCAGAACAACGACGAGGCCGTGGACCCTCTGCTGATGGAGGTCTACCGCCGGATCGCGGCGGATACCACGCTCGGTGGCCTCGTGGACAACGTTGGCGAGCCGATGATCGAGGCCGAATACACGGCCGATGGCGAGCGGACCGGCTGGGTCCGCATGACGTACCCGATCGAACACCGAACCCAACAATCAACCCTGGAGTAAGCATGAAAGCCCGTTACATCAAGAAGACCGTGATCGCCGCGTTGCTCGCGTCTATCAGTGATCCCGATGCGCAGCCGACCGGCGCAGATGCCATCCTGGTGACCGACATGAACATCACGCCGCTGGATGCGCAGAATATCGACCGCAAGGTTGTGCGCGGTGGCTTCGGCGCCTCCGAGCAGCTGGTGGGCCCAGCCAGCGTCAAAATCAACTACACGGTCGAGCTGGCCGGCTCGGGCACGCCCGGCACGGCGCCGGCCTGGGGCAAGCTGCTGCGGGCCTGTTCCGTGGCGGAGCATGTCTACGACGACCCGCCCCGCGTCGAGTATGTCCCGGTTTCGGAGGAGCAGGAGTCGATCAACAAGAGCTACTACGACGATGGCGTGCTGCACAAGGTCCTCACCGCGGTGGGCGAGTTCTCCCTGTCGGCCAAGGCGGGGGAAATCCCGAAGCTGACCTTCGATTGGACCGGGCTCGATGGCGGTGTTTCCGAGGCCAACACGACCGGCAATTATGCCGCCTGGAAGAAGCCGGTCCCGATCACCAAGGCAAACGTCATCGACATCACGCTGGGCGCAGCCTACGCCGCCGGCGTGCTGACGGGCGGCACCGAGTACACCAGTACCGGCCTGGACATGAAGGCAGGCAACCAGGTGCAGTTCGATGCGCTGGCGAGCCAGGAAACGACGGACGTCGTGGATCGCGAGTCGACTGGCTCGATCGAGCTCCAGTTGTCCGCTGCCGAGGAAGTCGCCATGGCGGCCAAGGTCAAGGCGAACGAAACCACCAGCCTGGCATTCACGATCGGCCTGGTCGCCGGCAACAAGATCATTTTCTTCGCCCCGCGTGTCCAGCTGCTGAACTGGAAGAAGGTCGATCGCAACGGCAAGCGCCTGGTCGGCTATGACCTGCGCTTCATTCCGGACGACGACAACATCGACTGGCGCATCGTCGTGCTGTAACCCCATTTACCACCTCAAATACGAAAGACCAACATGGCACTCAAACTCGTCGTCCGCAACAAACTCCGCGTCCCGGTCAAAGGCAGCATCGCCGGCGAAGACGGCAAACCGGTCCCGTTCAGCTTCACGCTGCTGTGCGACCGCCTGACCCAGAGCCAGATCGACGAAGACCTGGAGAACAAAGACGGGCTGGTCGTCGACTTCATGCGGCGCGTGACCAACGGCTGGGAAGACGTCCTCGACGACGGTGGCCAGCCGATGCCGTTCGACGCGGAAAGCTTCAACGCGGCCATGGACCAGGCGGGCCTGCCTACCGTCTGCTTCCAGGCCTACATGAAAGCAGTCGGCGCCGTCGCAAAAAACTGAAGGAGGCTGCGCGCCAGATGGCGCGTGGCCAACTGAGCCTGGATTCAAACGCTGGCGAAGCCGCCAGGGATGAGCTGTCTGAGGCGCTCGCTGCGTTTGGCCTTCAGTGCGAGGGCGACCTCGTTCTCGACCAGGACGAATTCTGGCTGTGGCCGGAAAACGAGGAGGTGTTCTGGTTATGGGTCGGCTTGCAGACCCAGTAGGTCGTCGGCATGGCCGGCGCCTTCGGCCTGAACTACGCCTCTGTCGAATCGGACATGCGAATGCTCGGTATCCCGAAGAAGAAGCGCCGGGACTACTACCTCCTCATCAAACACATGGAACAAGCGGCGCTCGAAGAGTGGGCGTCGAAACGATAGGGCGCACTTAATGTCATTCTCCCCGAGAGCCGGCGCGGTCATCAGCTTCACTGTGGAAGGTGCACAGACCGCGCAGCGTCAGATCGAGACGGTTGGCAGCTCGTTCAACCAGCTGTCGACCGTGGCCCGCACTGGCCTGGCGGCGCTGGCGGCCGGCTACGCGGCATTGAACATCGGCGCGTATGTAAAGGATGCGACCCTCCTGGCCGCTCGCTACGAGACGCTGGGCATCGTCATGCACACTGCGGGCGTGAATGCAGGCTACTCCAACGCCCAGATGGACGCCTTTGCTGGCGGTTTGGAAAAGAGCGGCATCTCGATGATGAAAGCTCGGGACGCCATGGTCGCCATGACCACGGCGAACCTGGACAACAACAAGGCGCTGGAACTGGGACGCATGGCGCAGAACCTGGCAGTGGTCGCCAACAAGAGCTCGTCCGAGACCCTGACCGACCTGATCATGAACATCCAGCAGGCCGACACCGAGGGCCTGAAACACATGGGCATCATCCTGAACCAGGAAGAGGCCCTCCAGAAATACGCCACGGCCCACAACACGGTCACCAAGGCACTGACACAGACGCAAAAATCCGAAGCCATCCAGGCAGCGGTCATGCAGGAGGGCGCCAAGTACGCAGGCATCTACGAGAAGGCCATGGGCACTGCGGGCAAGGCCCTGAGCTCCCTCGACCGCTACTTCGAGAACATCAAGGTTCGTCTCGGGACGCCGTTCCTGGAAGGCTTCGCCCAGGGCGTGTTCGGCGTCACGGACGGTGTGAAGCAGCTGAACAAGCGGCTCGAAGAGCTGGAGAAAAACGGGGCCATGGAGAAGGTGGCGAAGTCCATCGGCTCCACCGTGGGCCTGGTCATTTCCGCCATCAAGGAGACTGCGGAAATCGCCGGCCAGTTCGCGAGCGGCATCGTCGCTGTGGGCCAGGTGGCGGCCGTCTTCTTCAATCAGTACCTCGGTGGCATGGCGACGGTCAAGGCCGTCACCATCGCCTTTGCTGTGCTGCTGTCGGGCTACCTGGTCGAGCAGGCGGTGATCGGCTTCAACGCGGTGTCGGCTGCGGCGATCGCCGCGGCCACCAAGGTCGGCGCGGCATTCCTGGCGATGGGTGCAGCGGCCACCAACTTCTTCCGTGCGCTGCAATTGAGTGCGGCGCTCACTGGCTGGGGTGCGACGATCCTGCTGGGCGCCCGCATGCTGGTCACTGGCCTGGTGGCGACGGTTGCCAGTATTCCGGGCGCCGTGGGTGCCGCTGTCGTGGCGGCCGGCTTGGCAGTTGGCTACGTCTTCGCCAAGGCATTCGGTGATCAGCTTGAGAAGCTCATGCCGAAGTTCATTGATGATGCCGTCAACAAGGGCATGGCATGGGTCGTCAGCAAAACCAGTAACCTGCCAGAGGTCAGCGAAGCCGTAGAGCGGGGCAAGCCCGAAGACGTTGCCAAGGCCGCTGCCAACAAAGCCGAGAAAGATCGCAAAGAGCAGTTGATGCGGGAGATGAACAACGCCGTCGTCGCCGCAGAAAGCCAGATCGCAATCACGGCGGCCGCCAACACCAGGTTGAAGGCCCTGAATGAGCTGCGCGACCAGCAACTGAAGCAGTCCCTCGATCAACGCATCATCGCCCAGGCCGACTACCTCCAGAAAAAAGAGAAGATGGACGTGGCCGAAGCCCAGGGCCAGCTTGCCCAGATCGCTGCGCAGAGAGCCCAGCTGGCTGCGTACATGGCTGCCTTCAAGGCCGGTGCTCCGCTGGGCCAGGGCCGCGACCCGGCCGCCGATGCCAACGAGATGATCAAGCTGTCCGGCGAAGAGGCCGCGGCGCAGGCCAAGCTGAATGCCGTGAAGCAGAGCTACGCCTACCAGATCGCCGGCGCCGTGATCGAGAGCTACACGAAGGAATTCGGCTCGATTGCCAGCATCGTGGACGCGCAAGAGCAGCTGGTTCTCGCCACCCGCCGAGGCCTGCTGGAAGCCGGGAAGACCGCCGAACAGCGCGAGACCCTGGGCGCCCTGCGCATGGAATCGGCTGCCGACGAACTGTCTGCCGAACTGGCAGCCAAGCAGGCCAACGGCATCGCCACCAAGGAGTACATCCAGAACACTTCGGCCATGATCGCGGCGCTGACCCAGATGGGACAAGCACGCCTGAAGGCCGTGGGTACCAACGTTACCGTCAGCTTCGTCAACGATACCAAGGCGATGCGTGACGACACGGTGGCCCTGTACGCCGACATGAGGAACACCTTCATCGGGACGGAAGAAGAACGCGT